TTATGGCAACATTCGGCGTAAAGTTGCGAAACATTGCTCACCCTTAGCCGTTGAGCAGAAATTAATAGTATGGTCATTTTTCCATTGCACGAAATATTGAGAAATATCACCTGTCTGATCTTGCTTCTGACCAGAACAATCTACTTTATTATTATCAAACTTAATTTGCATTACTAAAGCCGATAGCTGCTCTTTAGGGTCATCAGATGGCTGATATTCATAAATACCGTATGACCACTCTTCACCACTTTTAATCACCACATCGTTACTACTGCGGAAATTATAATACTCTACACATTTTTTATTATTTGGAATCTCCATTCCCCATAATCCCATAATTTCAGGACGCGTAACAATACGTATAGCATTAGGATTACTTGCAGTGCGAACAGGTTGTTCTGTTGGCTGTTGAGTCACTGTCTCAGCCATAGCAAAACCAGAACAAGCCAATAATAATCCCATAATATAAATATTTTTCATAGATTTATTAATCATTAAACGCATGGGTTTAAGTTAGCACATTTTTTTAGAAAAACATTGTTTCATAACCATATAAAAACAATATTTTTCAACCGTAACGAACCGATACTTCTCATCAAACAATTTCTATCTTTAACTCTGTATTCCTAACAATTTTTATCACTATTTAATCTAAGAAACTGACTTTTCGATTTGTTTAGGTAACCAATAGACAAAGCACATACCAAATAGAACCACTAAAGCAGCGATCATAAAAATATGCTCGCCCGTAAGAATTTTCCAGTAATGACCAGCCAAAATGCTCCCAAACGCCACTCCAAGCCCCCACATGGTGCTATAAAAAGCCTGACCTCGACCTTGTTGCCCTATTGAAAAGTTTTGAAAGATAAGCCTCATTGCGATGAGATGAAATAAGCCAAAACTAAAAGCGTGTAGGCACTGTGCAAATAACTGACCTATGAAATAGTGAGAGAAAATAGCAACTAATAACCAGCGTATACTTGTCAAAATCAAACATACTGCTACAAGGCTACGCCAAGAAAAATATTTAAAAAACGTAGTTGCATATGCAAACATCACAATTTCAGAAACCACGCCCATAGCCCATAAAAAACCAATTTCCGTTGTACTAAAATTTAACGATTTCAGAAAATTGCTATAGAAGCTATAAAAAGGTGCATGTGAAAAAAGAAGAATAAACTCAATTGTGAAAAAAGCAGCAACTTCAGGACGTTTCAGCACAGGCAATAAAGGTTCTAAATGCTTTTGTGAAGTTGGGGCCCCTTCTGGTTCACGTATCGTAAATGCCCAAATAAATGCTAATGAGGCAATGATAAGCAATAATATAGGCAACATTGAAATCGGAATGATTTCTAAAATTGCCCCTATTGTAAATACACCTACAATAAACCCAACTGATCCCCATTTTCGAATCTTGCCATAAAGTTTCGCCCTTTGGTCTCCTAACCAAAATAAAGTTACTCCTTCAAATTGAGCTAAAATAGCATTTTGAAAAAAACTAAAAATAAGCATCAATAAAGCAACTGACTGAAAAGTATTAGGAATTATAAAAATAGCCAACCATATACATGCCTCCATCCATGTGGCAATCCGCACTAATAGCATTCTTTTACTGGATTTATCGGCGATCCAGCCCCAAACTAAAGGGGCAAAGAAGCGCGTCACAATAGCAATAGAAGATAAAATACCTATCTCTTGATAATTAAATCCCTGATCTTGGAGATATAAGTTCCAATACGGCATAAATGTGCCAACAATGGAATAATAAAGGAAGTAGAATCCTGACAGTCTAGCTGTAATTGTTAATGGTTGCATTCGGTTGCTTTATCTTGCATTTTCAAATAGTTAATCATAATTAAAGTTGCATCCGCTTGTACCACAATGCTGTATTTTGCAATTCAACAGTCTACAAATCAGTCTACAAATTTAATTTTCAATTAATTTAAAAAAATTTGTAGACTGCATGCTTTTTAAGCAAAACATATCCAACTTTCAAACCTGAGTAATTCTATCATTTTGAATAGTTTATAAATGAATTATTATCGATTCTTAGTTGATAGTTGTTTTTTATTAAGAATGAGTGAAGAACTTATGAAAGATTGGGTTTACTTCTACATTGAGCATACTATTAAATATGGTAAGCCGTATCGACAAAGAAGGAATTAAATATAAGAAGTGCGGTGTAGTGCTGACCTGTTTAGAGCCAAAGTATGGACATACTTATGATGTGTGCTGAAAAAACAGGAGGTTTTAACTTGGTAAACTAAACACACTCATCAGGAGTTTACCATGAGCAAGAAACACAAGACTTACACCACAGAATTTAAAGCTGAAGCCATCAAATTAATTGAAGCCAATCAAGGCAATGTCTCGGAAACAGCCAGACAACTTAGCATTTCAATGCAAACTCTTTCAAATTGGAATACCAAAGCAAAGGCTGGAACTTTAGCAGGTACAAAACAGTATTCACCTGATCTAAACGCTCTACTCGAAGAAAATAAAAAACTCAAACAACAGCTCAAAATAGCTGAAATGGAACGTGAATTTTTAAAAAAGGCAGCAGCGTACTTTGCCAAAGAAAGTCAGTAAGGTACGCCTATATGAAACAAAAAAGATATTCTTTTCCAATTACCTTAATGGCTCGATTACTTCATGTTTCAGTTTCATGTTTTTATGATTGGCTCAAGAGAGGCGTGAGCAAAAGAACGATTCAACGAAATCAACAGACGATATTGGTGAAAATAGCCCATGAGGAGACAAAGCAGAGCTATGGTTATATTCGATTAACCAAATACTTACAAGCTCAGGGCATAAAAATGAGTATGTACGCTGTACGTCAGATAAAAGCGCTGAACCACCTGTATTGTAAGCGACACAAGCGTTTTAAAAGGACTACGAATAGTGACCATAATCGAGCGATCTATGAAAACCTGCTGGAGCAACAATTCTCAATGACTAGACCAAATCAAGCATGGTCAAGTGATATTACGTACATATGGACTGTTGAAGGATGGCTGTACTTAGCAGCGGTAAAAGACCTTTACACGAAGCAAGTGGTTGGCTATAGCTTAAATGAGCGCATGACAACACAGCTTGTTTGTAATGCGCTAAATATGGCTATTCACAATCAAAAACCAACCAAAGAACTGATTGTGCATTCAGACAGAGGAAGTCAATATTGCAGCCATGAATATCGAAATATACTTGAGCAATATGGTTTTCAAGGTTCAATGAGCAAGCGCGGAGACTGTTACGATAATGCACCGATTGAAAGCTTTTGGGGAATACTGAAAAATGAGTTAGTGCATCATTACAACTATCAAACCAGAGAAGAAGCCAAAGCAGATATTATAAAATACATTGAATTATTTTATAATCATCGAAGAATTCAAAAGGGTTTGGGTTTTAAGACACCAAATCAAATGGCCGAAGACTTTTATAAGTTGGCTGCCTAGAATCTCCCAAGGGAAAGTCTCCTGATAATTCAGCGTATATCATTATGACCTATTAACTGACTTTAAACAAATAGAGAAAAAGGAATGTTTAATGCAGGCTATGGATGGTATCCATAGTAAGTTTGGAAAGAAAAAATTAGGTGTCGGACCATGTTTTGTTCCTGGTCGGAACTGGTCGATGAGTAGAGATAAACTTAGCAGGAATCCTTTTAAGTGGGATGAATTATTAACTATAAAATAAAAAATTAAACTTTTACAAATTCGCCGTTTTCCTGTTTAATAAGTGCATTACCATTTTGATCTAAAACTGGCAAACCTAATTTAGATTGTAGTGAAGGATGTAATAATTTTTGGTCAACTATACCTTCATTAATAGCCTTTAAAAGCATATCTTTTAATTTTCTTTCATTATAAGTTCTGACACTTTCAGATCGTAAGGAAGAAATAATCAATTGAGATACTTTTCCCAATTTTTCATAATTTAAATCAACTAAATCATTATGTAATTTAGACAAAGATTCAATAATTGTATCTCCTTCCGTTACTGCAATCGGCAACCCTAAACTATCTACATCTTCTTTTGAAAAATAAACAATTTGAATTCGATTAAGTCTTTCTAATTTCGTATTGGTAATCAAAGCAAGAATAGCTTTCTCTATTTCAGCATCAGTACAATTTTCAACTGCCCAAACAGATAAAGTATTTTGAGAAGTTTTTAAACAAGTAGTTAAGGCATCGGCTCTGACAAAAGGTATAATTTCTGAATCCAGTGCTTTTTCTGCAATTTCCTCTTCAGAAGGCCATTTTGCTTTACTTATCTTTCTTACAAAAATAGTCATATTAAATTAACTACCTTTATTATCTTCTTCATACAATTCAACCAATTCTTTTCTATAGTCATCAATCCATTTTGGAGTTAACTTAGAGTGCTTCAGTACATTATTATATGATGGAAGCATTAATTTCTCTTGAATTCTTAATGCATATTCTTTGATTTCAGTATCTTTATGATTAAGAACGATAAGAAAATTAGTTAAAAATTGATGATCAATAAAATCAGGAGCAATATTACCTAAAATTTTTAAAATATTAAGAAGAACCTTTGTGTTATCAAAAGAATCAATAATCCATTGGCTAATTTGTTCTTGAACTTCAACTTTACTATGTTTATAAAAGTTGATTAATTCATTTTCAATAGGTGAAACATAATCGACTGGCACATCTTCATATCTCAGAAAATTATCAAATTTATTCTTAAAAATATCAAATTCTCTTTTAATTTGCTTTAAGCTCTCTTCCCCTATCTTTTGTTCTATAACAGTGGGGTCAGTAATACTAACTACGTCTGTATTTAAGTAATCTTTTAAAAAAGACTGTATCTTATCGGTTTGCCAAACCGTTTTTATTGTTTCAATCTCGTACTTAGTGATTATCTTTTTATGATTACCACTTTCATACATAGTATTATTAGATAAATTATTTGAATAGTTCATATAAAAAATCTTACATTGATTCTAAAATAAATTTCTTTGAAGCATTTATAAACTTTACTACATCCTTACTTGTAAATCTAAAAACATCCTTAGTAGATAACGTATTAACATCATAAACACTTGCTAGAGTATTTCGAGAAACTCCTGATTCATGAGTTACATAATCTTTTGAAACAGATAAATTTACCATTTCATTTAGTTCCGCCATAGCAAAACGAGTAACTTTTCTCGATCTATTCTCAATAACATTTCGATCTAATTCTTCTGAAGTACAATACTCGCGTAATGTAACCTCATTATAATCCTCCCTAATAAGAACTAGCCCCAATCTTTTTGATTGTTTATAGTTTATATATGGGGTCAGATCCGAAAACGATTTAAAAAACTTTTCAAATATACTTTCTAATTCCTCTATTTTCTCAAAGGAATTTAAAAATACAAGTGAATCATTTCTAATTTGGTAGGTACATTTTTGATTGCTACTAACCAAATCAATAAATTTAGTTATCTTTTTTGTTTGAGAACCATCCTGAGAATTAATCTCAATTAATTGTTCAGTTATTTCTTTTGGAAACAACAAATGATTTATAGCAAATTCTTTTACTAATTTATCAAGTGTTTCTGGCTTAGATTGAATGGGGGTTAAACCTCCATTTATAACAATTTGTAATTGGAAAACTTGATCGTTCATTGTATTGAAAGCAAAATATAATTAAGTTTTATTTTACAGAATACACTACATCTGAACAATCCCCCCCCTAAAATTTAAAGATTATTACCAATCAATCCTATAACTTACCTATAAACTTTTACAACTACCTCACTATACGTCGAAGTAACTGTGCAGTCTTGAGTAGAATGCACAGTAAAATTAGGTACTTCACATTGATACTCGATTAGCAATCCAGCCATAGAAAAATTGTTCTTGGCTTGGATTGCGCTCACAGATTTCAATGTAACGCTGACCTTGCATAATATTCAGAACTCGAACTAAAACTTTTTCTCCTTCTTTCCCGCGTTTGACCAAATAAGTTTTGAGTGCATTAAGAGTTGCCGGACCATATATCCCATCTACTGATAAATCTGGCCACCCTGCTTTACCATTGTTATTTAGGAGATTCAAAGCTCGTTGTAAAAGAGGTTTTGCAAAGCCGGTACCGCAATTCACACCAGTGTCTAGAAGCTCTTCGGCCACTGCTGAGCTGATTGTATTTACTTGGTCAAATCGCGGAGCTGTCCAATAGTTTTTGCGGTAAATTGCTTTGGCCACATCCAGAGGTAAATCTCGCATATTACCTTTGAATCCATTTGCTCGAGCAACTGCTTCAGTAATTCCATACTTAGTTGCACCACCACGGTCTGCTGGGTTATTTACGTACCCGCCTTCTCGTTTGATCAACTCATCAAGATATTGTTCGATGTTCATTTCACTTTCCTTTAGACGTAAAAAAGCCACCCGAAGGTGGCGCAGTTTTTTCAAGTTGGTTCATGCTTTTATAGAAGCAATAATTACATCCAACTTCCACATTAAGATTGGCACGGAAAACAAAAGAATAAATGCAACTATTGTTTGCCATAAGCCATACTTTTCAATAGACACTTTTATAAGCTCCACTATTGGTTTAAAATGCTCCATATAGATTTACTTTCCTCTTACTTTCGTCGGTGGGTGGAATGAAAAACCCCGGTAGTTAGCGCTACTGGGGTTTTGTTTTGGGTATTAAAAAACCCACTCGATGAGTGGGTTTTGTTAAGTTGATTTTATTAGTGACGAATCAGACTACCTGAAATTTCAAGTACTCCCATCAATCGACTTGACTCCATCAGTGGGTGAAACCAACGGTCGCCATAATGTTGATTACCTGTTGTGTAGCTTATGGTTTTTAAATCATCACTAATGATTTCTCTATTAAGAGGTCCTCTTAAATCCATTGTTCGAGTGAGTTTTAGAACTGCAATATTGGTTTTAAACGCATATTCAGCTAAGTAGTGACCTTGTTCATTACTAAGCATGTGTATTGCACGATAGATTTTGCTTGTCACAAAGTTTTGGGAAATAATTGCATCTACCAGATCCTTAACCAAACCCAATGTTTCATTATCAAATAAAGAACCTTGAGCCTTCTTCTCTGCACTACTGTACATCGCAATCAGATGATGAACATATTCCACTGCAACAGGAATCATGTCATATGGGATTTCATCAATATGCTGAACATTGAAACGCTGATGAACTAATTTATAAGCATCGCTGTAATTCAAATGCTTAGTTTTAGCTACAAGAAGATTTACAGCATTGGTTAGGGGTTCACGTTCGGATTTGTGGGTTTTGGCAACTGGTGTGCCAACTTCTTTATCTAAAACATCAAGTACCCACTTGCGGAATTGCTTCGCTACAGCAGTACGAGCAAATATTGCTATTAGGTGGCAGCCACGTAGTGAGAAGATCCGCATACCCAAATTGGGTAGCCGAGGATTATCAATAATTTGTGTCATATTTTCCGTAAATTCATCAGAATTACGATTAAAAATTTTACTGACCGCGTTCTCTTGTTTATATCCTAATGCTTGTGCCAATTCACCTGAAGAAAGCCAAATCTGGCCATCTTGCCGTGGCACGGGATTGAATTTCACTTCATTAAAACTTAATGCTAAACTAGACATATCAATATCCTTTCCTATGGTTGTTGATAAAAGCCCCTTGCCGTCAGAAAGTTGGGGGCTTTTTACATCCCCAATGGGGACTTTTACAATTTAAGACTTTAAAAACTTCTTGTCAATCCCCATTGGGGATATTATTATAAATAAAATTTATTCGAGTATAGGACCATGGCTAGAAGCTCAGACGTTGAATACAAAATGCGTATGACGCAAGAACTAAAAGAAAAAATACTTGAATCAGCAAAGTTAAACAGTCGATCAATGAATGCCGACATTGTTGCCCGTCTTGAAAAAAGCTTTGAAAATCAAAATTATGAAAAAACTGTAGAACTGATCCCTACCGAAACTCTAATGATGGAGTTAGCTAGCCGTATGAAAGGTTACACCATTACTGTTTCAGAAAAATCAGACATTAAAAAAGCACCCTAGGGTGCTTAAGAACATAAAACTAAATTTCCTTAAAAATCATAAAACTACTTCTTTCTGGATTGTAATTAATCTCTAAAGAATAATCCGTACATTCATATTTAAAAACTTTAACCCCATTACTCTTTGATTCTATCCACCCTGTTTTTGGTAGTGAATACAACGCCACTAACCCATTTTTATAATTATTAGCACTAAAATTATCTAAGTGACCAAAACTAACGCTAAACGCATTAATTAACTTTGTATTCCCATCAAAAGAAATGAATCCCGCATTGGTAGCTGGTGTTCCACTAAAAGCATCCTCAAATTCATTAGAGTGAACATAGTTAATATTTGCCTTATTAGTCTCATGATCTATGCTCAAATTTTTAGGATGTTCTGCTTTCAGTGATAAAATGGATTTACCCAATGCTAAACCGCTTATATTAATTTTACTTTTTGCCACCTCGCAACTATTTGCATATGCGAATACAGGAAGGCAAATAAGACCCAATAAAATAATCTTTCTCATAAAAACCTACTTATAAACTTTTCTCAATTTCAATAATTAGAGCACCTTAAAGTGCTCTATTTATTTCGATTTGCTTGCTTGCACTGAATGTACCAATTGTTTGCAAATTCAGTTATTGCTTCCGCCTTATACTCTTCTGATCCAAACTTTGGTTCTTTATAGGCTTCCTCGACCATCATCTCCATTAACCTTTTGAAATCCCTGCTTGGTTTGATACTCTCTATCATCTCCATTTGTCTAACCACAGAAACCCCTTCCTGCCTAAAGAGCATGACATTTTCAGCAAGTTTATTCACATCTCTACAGTGTTTATCATTAGTATCGGCTGAGTGAGTTACAAATGATGCTGTGAGTAAAAATGCAATTGGTAGTAGCTTTTTCATCAGTTACTTCCTTACATACTCTGGAAATTCTTTTAATAAACTATTACAAATCTTATTCTTCCCGTCTTTCTTTACATTTCGGTCAAATTCTTTCATGCCAAATATAAGGACTTTTTTTCCATATTCTTCGCCAAGTTCATGCTGAAAACACTTGGCTGAATCTGAGATTAACTCATTGTTATATTCACTATATCCACATTCAAATTGTGCTCTAGTTAATAAACCATGGACCGAAACAATCTGCTCACAATAAGTTGGCTCATCTCCATTTTTGGGAGCTAAAGCATGTGAAAATGATGTGGAAAAAACAGCCACTAACATGCTCCCTAAAATTATCTTTTTCATGAATTTCACCAATTGTTATAAATATAATAACTTTAACAAACTGGTTACTAAATGTCACATAAAGGAAAACCACCCGAAGGTGGTCGTTTCATAATATTGGTCGTCAATAGGTTTTCGTAGTAGTCAGCGGCTTGCAGTGTCAACAGGTAATTTCTCTCTTATACGTGTACTTCTAAACAAGACCGCCCGAAGGCGGCATTAGCTGTTTTCAATGTCTTTTCTGGCTTTCTTAAACTCTTTAATCACTTCAACAATCGTTTTCCCTTCCTGTTTATCTATGAAATTAAAGATCCAACGGACTAAAGCCCAACCAGGTAAACCACAAACAAAGAAGAACCCACCAAGTGCAATCATTCCCCATACATCAGTAACCCATTCATGAAGCCCCCACTTCACAATAATGAATGAGCCGCCAGCCAAACTTGATACAACCGTACAAATAAGTCCTACAGCCCATTCTTGAGGTGATCGTGGCATACGTGTCATCAATACAACTGCTGCAACTAAAGCAACCGCTAACGTCACCATAATTGCTGCACCATAAAATTTTAAAATTGCTGTTAAACCGCTTGTTGAAACTGGTTCCATTTATATCTCCAGAAAATTTAGGCAATAAAAAAGCACCCGAATTGGGTGCTCAAAGTTCTTTTAAGATTTAAAGTGTTTGTAGAATTTTCCCTCCATTGATCAATTGAGTTGTAAGTGGTGCCACCCCAACAATTGCAGGTCCACCCGGCCCCGGCTGGCCTTCAGTTGTGCCATGGTATTGCCAGTTCCATGTTCCATCATTGGTGGACTTGGTACCGCGCTGGCCCCAACCTCCACCATCACCAGACAATGGAGATCCATATCGATCATTTTGGGTTCGGTAACCTTTACCGGGTACCGAAGCTTCGGCATCGGTTACTTTGACAACCATAAAGTCACCATTTAAGTACCAACGCCAGTCTTGTGAATCGTTAGTAATAGGTTGTCCGGTCATAACCCGACCAAAAGGTGCTCCAGCTCCACCGGGAATACCCTGAACTCCATACGATAATCCTGTATAAATACCGCTTGGTGTTGCTCCACCACCTGAGCCGCCTCGAGCCAGAGTTCCACCATCAATAATCAGGTTTAGTTTACTGTGCCGGTTTAATAAACCGGGTGCTCCCTGAAAACCGTCACGGCGGGTTTTAGTAAAGTTATAATCCGGATCGGTAGACCATGCACCAAATGCCAAATGTGGCAACCCGCCATCTCCACCACGTCCAACAACAGCACCTTTAATAGTCAAATTTACCACGAGATCAGGTGGGAACTCACCAGTATCAATAGCAGGTAATTCTGATGCAGCTGGAACGATATACTCTCGTTTTGCAGGACTAGAGTTATAGTCGAATTTATAGACAAATCTGGTTTCCGGTCGATAAGAACTTGAACTTGAAACTAGTGCACCTGCTTCAACTACAAAACTGATTTCTCCAGTCGTTGGCAAATCCCCTCTTTGCATCTGATATAAACGTGCCAGATTAATATCCAGCTGGTCATATCGAATGTAAATCGGTGAATCATCAACCGGCACATCAATAAAGTCCTTGTCATTGAGGTAATAACGTTCATCGTAATTAATTGCAGTAATGGTATTAGAGAACTGGTCAGCCGGTTCTCTTTTTGCAACCAGATAAGGCAGTGAGCCTTTGGTATCGTCATTAACTACGGTGTAGATAGTATTCACAAAGTCATCGGGACTAAGCTTTAAGGCCCCGTTCGGTAAACGCCCTAAAACTACTTTGTTCTTGGCTGAACCCGGCGTAACGGGAATCAGGTCCACGGTACCATCCCCCATTTGCAAATAAATCACATAACTCTTGCCTGCAATGAAATCGACATCATGGCTTAGGGTGAGAATTAAACCTTCTTGCTGTACCACCTCACCGCTTTGATGAATACCATTGCGATAATCAGCTACAGCGATCCGGTCACGTAAAACCAGTAATTCTGACTCAGGTGCCGCATCAAAGGTAATGGATTTGCGCTGGAAGCGAAGCTTGTTCCAAAGCCGGTACGCATTAAAATGAGCTTGCCACTTGTTACGCACACCTACAGATTTCACCTCTTTGGGGTTCTTGGCCCCTTTATCCGGTAGATAGATATTGATACGACTATCGTCGGCCGGATCCGTGTATTCATAGATCAGTCCATCGTAGTCATCCATCACGCCAAAGGTAAGATCATGCTTGTAACTATCAGGAATAATATTCCTGAAGTTAAATAGCATTACCGAGTTATCAGTTGGACGTTCAAAATAAAGCTTGAGCTTATTATTTTGACGATATGCAGTACAAAACACGGCATCACAAAGATTGGTGACCAGCTCTTCAAAAGACAGGTTTGTATCATCAATCGTAGTACAGAACTCAGCCGCAAGTGGTGTACCAAAATAATCAACTACATCGTTATAAGTCCGATAGATATTTTCCAGATCTATTTCGTCGATCGTACGGCGGCCTATCTTGTCATCCAGTGCCATTGAAACCAATGCATCAGCAAAGCTTGATGTTGGAAATAGCTCTGTCGTCATTGCGCCGTTTTTAAAAGTCGGTAACATCCGCTGAAGATCAAAATTGATCTTGCGGGACTTAACAGATAAAGCTCCAGTGGTTGCATAAGTGCGCGCACGAAAAACCGTTTCATGTTCATACACTGTGCTTTGCAAAGGATAAGCACCATAAAGCGCCTGCCACTTTACTTCATCTACTACCGTTGTAACCGCCGGTGTTGGTGTTAAACGACGTGCACGGACACTACAGCGACCTTGAAATGTCACCATATCCAGCGTTGCGCCAACGGTTTGACGCGACTTTGCCGAACCTTTCAAAATGATCTGCTTCAGCATCGGATTACCAATCGCTGCACCAGATTCATTTACCGGTGTTACTTCAACTTCAATCGTGACGTTAACAGCGGCCTGATTCCCACCTGAAGAAACGGTATAAAGTCCATTTGTGGCCACAAAATTACACAGCACCCGGCTACGTTCAACATTGTCCAGAATGAATGGACCAATCCATTTTTCACCTATTGAACTGATCTTTGGTGACAAAGCTGCAGTTTGTTGGTTATTTAACTCTTTAAGCTTTAACCAGTTAGCATTAACGGCCGCCGGATTTGATAACGTCATTCGATCATCTGCTACCGATAGAACGCTGTAAGTGCCGTTTAAATCATAAGTCTGGCCGTTAAACGTGAATGAGGCATTGGTGATTTCTACGCGGTCATTACTTACAAACTTAGTGGTTAAATCCGTATTGTTTGCAGATGCCCGAAGGATCTCGTTTGGATATGCAAAATGAAGGTAGTTCGTACCTTCTAAAGACTGTGTATCTGCTGGACGGAGAACTTGGCCATTAACAGAAGTTTGATGCTGAACCGTTAGTGGCGGCGTGGTAATTTCGGTACCAAGCGAAAAATATGGCTCACCTGAAACAATATCTACACCTGGTCGAAAGACTTCTACCGATGCGCCGGCAATATCAACAATGTTGGTTTCACCATCATATGCACCGTTAATTTTATAGTGACCACGACCAATACAACCAACAACATGCTCTACTTCGACATTGTTTTCATATACCTTGTAAGGCACAGTAATCAGATCAGGGGTATCGTGAGCGGCACCATAAATATCTGCGATACGACCATTTACGCGAGTTTTATTTTCACGGTTTGATAATTCGTTATTTGCAGACGAGGATTGATTGTTATTCTGGTTGGTTTGGGTAATTGAGGGCACAGGCATTAATAATGCAACAGCCACACCCATAACTATAGAAGCAACCGCTATCCAAGCTAGAGTTATGGGGTCTATACCCTTGGGATTCTCAATTACAATGAAAGTGCCTGGCAAGAAATCGAGCTGCTTTAATTCATATGCATTCTTCGGTGTGACTTCATTCGCAAATGAAATTTCGGCATGATCCATATTACTTGTTGTATGGAAAATACGGACATGTTCAGGCATATAATCATATTTTGAAGTAAGCCATTGACCCAAAGTTTCGGCGTGTTCAATTGTTTTGTCTTCGGATAAAGGGTCTTGTTTATAAATAATCTTAATCATAGAAACTCACACGATTAAATCCAAATGCTTGAACGACTTGAATTGGCATCCATGAAACGCCTGATTCCTGCAAATGCAAAATACGCCCCAAACGAAAAAGCCCCACATGTGGGGGCTTGTTTCGGTATCTCGAGTGAAAGGCGACTATGCAGCCTTCCTTGGGCATGGGCAGTGGATTTAAAAGTTTTAACCTTGATGGTAGAAATACCTTTTCTTTAATAGGCTTCATAAAAAATTCAAGTGCTTCCGCCCGGTCTATTCCATATAGATCCAATGCAGCTTCATGAGCAAAATGAACACAGTTGTAGTTTTCCTCGTCATATTGTCTATCAAGCAAATGATCATGACTTTTCATATAGCCCCCTTGAGACCAGTAAAGCGGTCTAGTGCAAAGATATCTCCAGTTTTAGCGGTATTTAATCGTGGAGATTCAGCTTTGAACGTCACAGCTTTATGGTTCATTGAAACACCGGCGAGTTGTAAGCCAAGCAGATAATGCATCGGTGTATTTAAATTATCTGAACTATAAAGCCGATAATTAACTGTTGGTTTTACATCCGGAAATTGACCTTCTATTACCCGTTCAAACTCATCCGGCAAAATGTCACCAAGTCCAGAAATTGAAACGGTCAAAGTTTGGTCCAAATCACCGAGCATTCCGGATCTTTGAATAGATGCTGGCAAAAATTCATAATAGACCTGACCGGATCCTTCCTTATGTTGTACATACACCCCACGATCATCATTACGAACTATTCGGTATATGTTCATAAAGGAAGGATGAGAAAGCTCAATACATTCCAGTTGATAAACATCGACTTTACGATTGAAAAAGAACTTGGCGTATTCGTTATCCATTAGACCTCCCAATCCTTAATCAAAGCTATATCGGCCGTAAGGTTAGGCTGGTTTTGAACAACTTCGAGCTGTGCATTTACCCGGTAAAGGTTGCCATTCACTTCATTGGTCTTGAACGAGTTCGGAATGAAATTGCATTGGTATTGCTGACGTGTTCCTTGGTCTATGACCAAATCCGCATAGAATGAAGCTGGCTTATTCTGATAGATCCGCCAGAAAGCCATCATTTTATTGAAATCGGTTTTACTTAAATTCCAGTTCACATCGACAATATGACTATTACGTTTTACATCGATGTAATAGCGACCACGTCCGCCATCCATCTGCTGACGTTTCACATCATCACCTGGTGTTACGCCATAGCCGCTGGTCTGAGGATTTAGCTTTAACTTGTACATAACTTTCCTTCAGGTAATAAAAAACCGACCTCATAATGGGTCGGTATAAAAGTATCTTTAACAACTAAAGTCTTGATATTTCTTCAGATATCTGACTAGATTCATGTAAAATATAGTTTATTAATTGATTTGAAATCGTTAGATGAAGATGATAGTCAGCTGTTGTTCTAAACCTCTTTAATTTTTGTATTCGATTTTTGATTTCCGCAGCTCTTTTCTGAATCATTTCAGACGTTGAACCCGCAGGGTACCCACTAAGTCTGCTATAGACTTTTTCATGAGCTCCACATTTTGTCTTTGTTACTGGCCATAATAGTCGTTGTTCTAAATGATGTCGGACTTCATAAAAAGCATGGTAATAAGCACGCCCTATAATATTCCTTTTGTGACATTCATCATATTTTGTAGAATTACCTAACAGCTCATAACAGTAATTTAGTGTATCTGTAGTAGCCATTTTTCAATCCACGCCCACTTCATAAGGAATAATAAAATATGAAAGTTTATTCAGTTCATCAATTAAACCCTCATCATAGCATTTACTAAATATTTCTGAATTCATAGCGTCAATCTCATCAAAACTTCTATCGACATAAAGCAATATTAAAAATTCATCATCAATAAAACTATATTCATATTTTCGACACCGAACATTCCTTGAGTTAAAACATTTAAAAAGAATTGAACCGATATGTTTCAAGACTCTAGAATCAATTTCTAGTTTATTTTTAATTTCAAAAAACTGAATAAATTCATTAAAGTCTTCCTTTTTAAATCTTTTATAATAATTTAAATCATCATTTAAAATTCCATCTAGAAAATAAGTTATAGGTTTGAAGTCAATAGGAATAAAACTTTCTAAGGGTAAATTTTGTTTACTACACAAACTTATAATTTTATCAATATTTTCATTAGCACTAGAAAAATCTACTGAGCTAAGAAAAACAAAATAAAGATTCGATAAAATTGATACACTATTGCTAATTTTCAGTACTTCTCGAGCGTATTGATGCGCAAGAATAGGATTATCAAAATACATTTCAATAATACTGTTGCTTAATAAAAACCAATCTAGTGGCTCAGTTTCTTTAATATCATTAAGCAACCGTTTGCATCTAAAATACTGAAATTCACTTATCGATCCAGTAAGAACAGCAGAGTTAATAATATCGGTTACTTCTGATGACTTAGTTTTAGGAACTGGAGGAAGCATAAGAATATTCACCAATTTTTTGAAATTTTGTCCTAATTTATTTAAAAAAGCTACCTCTAAAGGTAGCTTTTAAATTAACGATTCCGTCTTGCTGTCGTATTCTCAGTCAAAGACCGACTAATAGTTGAGTTTGGATTACCGATTTGATCACTAACAAGTTTCGGTACCTTTCTTGGAAGCTGCTTATCCAGTTCATCTGTAACAATGATCCGGACTGTTTGCTCATCCAGTTGTTCAGCTTCAACTGTCGCTCCACTCACCTGATTAATCACTTCAATTTTGAAATTGATTGTCGGTGAAGCAGGCTCAATTGAAGGCATAATCTCAGCTTGAGGGCGTGAAGTACGTCCTAAAGTAAAATCCTGAACATCATCCAGATTTGAACGATCCTGAACTAAACCATTTGATGAGAAGTAGACCTTGCCATCATGGAATAAGTCAGAATTTGCCGAAGACGCCAACTTAGGTGTGTCTCTATTACCTTTATAGATAATCTGAGTATCTTGAACCGGTTGATTAAAGATGTCAGCTTGCTTTTGGCTTTCTATAAAGGCATTAGAACTCATCATTGCACGGCGCATGACACTATCAGCCGAGGCATTGTTATTGAGAAAAGCTTCAGGGTTTGCACTCTTACGCATTTTCTCAACTAAACCAACTCCGCCCCATCTTTTAATGTCTTCTTGGGACCAGACCACCTCTCCTTTATGGACAATACCTGCAGGTTCATATTTTCTACCAGATCCAGTGTAACCACCGTCAGCAAAGCCTTGATCTTTGATTGCACGGATGTTTGCAATAATGCTAGCCCCTTGAGCAACTGCCCCAGCAATCAACGGTAAGTTAAGAGGAAAACCAGCTTTTGAAGCTGCTGCAATATTTTGCTGAATCGCAATACCAGCAGCTGCAATCGCATAAGCTTTATCTGCAGCGAACATGATTTTGTAAGCTTTAGATTGCTCTCCAAACATTGAACCAAACATAGATGTAAGAGAACCCATCATTTGGCCACCAAATGCAATTTGGGTGTTCAAACGATCTTGCTGATATTTATCTTCAATATCCTGAGCATTCTGAGCATATTCGGCAGCAATCTGATTGCGTTGGTCCTGAGCAGCTTGAATGATTGCTGTTTTCTGGTTTTCGAAATCCTGCTGCTTAATTAGTCCAGCTTCGAATTGAGCATTCAAACCATCTAAAGAGTTTTGCTCATTCAGGTCGGTAGCAGCAAATTGACTATCTGCTAAATCATTTGCAGCATTTAAACGGCTAAATCGTTCCTGATCCTGTCTGAAAAATTCTCCGGTACCATTCATATCCGCTTGGATACCACCCCAGTTTTGAGCAGCATTATTCACTTTATCGCGTGTCTCTTTATCCTGATTGGCTTTAGATAATGCGATTAGCTTTTGCCGCTCTTCTATAGAAAGCTTGGTATTCTTAAGAATTTCCTCCCGTTCGAGTCTGTAACGTTCCTGCATGGCTTGCGTTTCAGAAAGCAGAGATAAACGGGCTTGAAACAACCGCTGTTCCTGAGCTAGTTTTAATAACCCTAACTCTTGCTGTTTTTGCTGTTCCAGCAATTCAACAGCTTGCTTCTGCTCAAACTTACTTAATTCAAGGTCATGAGCTGCATTGAACTTTTTACGGTTAAAGGACTCTTCTAGTAACTGTTCCTCGGTTTTCTGGAACTCCTTATAGTCTTCCAATTTCGTTCTAAGGGCTTGTTTGGCTATAGCAATATCATTATCTGCACGACGATTTATTTCCGCCTTTATTTCTGCAGTACGTTCCGGGCTAAAGTTTGCTTTATCAACATCCTCCAGTCTTGCCTTTCTATTATTGTTAATCCGTCCGACTTCACTAGCCACCTCATTTTCAAGTGACCGTTGCAAATCCTGTTGACGTTCAAGTTGAGATTGAATATCACCAGCTGCTTTATCACTTCCTTTACTTGCACCACCTTTCACCTTGCTCTGCATCTTGGGAGATTGATGTAGAAGCTTAAGAGACACTCCATCCTCAAAGATCACTTCACTGACATAACCACCTCCCTTGCTGTCATACCATGTCTTGATATCTTTCACAGCAACATTGGTCGTGATTGGTGTTCCTTCAGGCATTGAAAAATCAATACCTTTATGAAATGAAGAAGCCCCTTTAGTTGGGGCTTTTCGTGGACCATAATTAGAACTGATCTTGTAGGAAGTTAAAGGTTTTCCTCCCGCCTGTAATCGAGCCAGATGTTCATTAGAAACTTTCTGACCTGACAATGAGCCACCATATCGGACGTCAAGATGTGGACCAGTACCAATACCGGATTGACCGGAAATACCGACCAAGCGTTTAGTAAGTTTTGCTTGTTTTTCAATTTCCTGCGTCTGCTTTCTTTTAGCTTCAGTTAATTTATCTTCTCGCTCCTGTTGTTCTTCGATGATCTTGAGATTTCTAAGTGCGCTATCAATTTCATCTTTAGACAAAATTGCACTCATTCCTTTAGCTTTTTGCAGTTCTAAAATGGCATTAGCTTGAGCAACAGTGTAACCTTTATCAAGCCAACCTGATTTATAGATTGAATCAATAACGCTATCTTTTTGCTTGGCTTGATAATCTTGCAAAGCCTTAGTTGCCTTTTCTGCTTCAGTAGCAGTATTTCCTAAAGCATCCGCTTGTTTTTGATGCTGAATTGCCGCATTTTGTGCTTCATTACCTCCAAGTTTCACTTCAACTCTTAATAATTTAAGTTTCTCAGCTGATAAACTTGCTTTAGATGCATTGTCATCATACTGCGCAGCCTGTTTTTTCAGATTTTCATATAGATCTGTAGGCAACTTAATTTTATTTAGACGTTCAATGGCTTCTGTATAGCTGATAGTTCCAGTTCTCGCTTCTTGGGAAATTTTTTCAACCTCCCTATTTCCTCGTGCATAGTTCTCGATATCAATTAATGCAGACCCTACAGCACGCGATGATTTCTCTAATGCTTTATTTTGTGCATTAAAAGCAGTAGTTAAATCATTAACTGCTTTAGCCTTATCATTGCCAGTTAATTTTTTTAACTCCTCATCAGCTTTCTCAGCAACTTTAGCTTGTTCAGCAAGCTTTTGCTTTGCCTCCTCTGCCTTATTATTAAAATAAGAATAGGCTGCCGCTAATCCCATTACTCCTAATGTTGCAACTCCAGCCCACCCACCAATTAATCCAAACGCCCCTTTAGCTAGTCTCCCTGCAATTGAAGTTGCAGTATTTAGCTTAATTTGAGCTGCTGTTTGTGCATTTGTAGCAGCAGTTACTGCTGCCTGTGCTTGTGCGTATCGAGTTGCTGCCGCTGTTGCGCCAAATTTAGCTTGGGTTTCTGCATTTGTTGCTCGCACATTCGCGAGATGAGCTTTTGCTGCATTCAAAGCAGCGGTAGCTTCTGCATATTCTGCTTGAGCATTTAATACAGATGCTTGGCGGCTCGCTAAAGTTGAAGCCATTCCCTCTTTAATAGCAGCGCTCTTCATCAAAATTGCACGAGTGATATATCCAATACCAACTACTAAAGCCCCATCAGCAATTAAATCTAAATTACTTGCAAGAGTTTGAACTGATCCAGCTAATACCTGTGCCGCACCACTTCCCTTACCTGCTTCGCCAACAAATTTTGTGATCTCGTTGTTTAGGAGTGTGAGAGACTGCCCGATTGTGATATCTGTTTTAGCAAAAAGAGCATCAACATCAGATTCTACATTTCTAAGCGCTTTTACAATTTCTTGTGAAGTAATTTTTCCTTCAGCTGCTACTGAACGTAATTCACCTACAGTAATACCCATACCTTTAGCAATAGCCTTTGCTAGTGCTGGGGTTTGCTCCATTACAGAATTAAGTTCTTCTCCACGCAACGTTCCACTAGCCAAGGCCTGCCCGAACTGAACTAAAGCTGCATCAGCAGCTTCTGCGCTTGCACCACTAATTGCTACAGCTTTAGAAACTGTTTCAGTTAAACGTGCTGTGTCATCCATTGTGAGGTTTAAAGTTTTGGCATTATCACTAAAACGCTGGTAAACCTGTAACACAGAATCCCAAGCTGAATAGGTTTTTTGAGCAATTCGGAAAGTGTCTTCCGTTGCTTTATTTAGTTCAACTTGATTGTTAGTGACTAACTTAAGGCGATTTTGTAATCCAGTATATGTATCCATCTTTGAAATGGCTGAACCTACTGTTAATAAACCAGCCATGTGTCCAGCTAAAGCTCTGGTGGCTACAGACAAGCTGTCCATAGACTTAGATGCAAATTCACCTTTACGTTCAATGCTAACAAGTTCATTGCCTAGATTACGCGCATTACGTTCAGCATTTTGCGAATCAATAACAATGACCAAACGGGATTCTTGTGCCATCTTTACTTTCCTCTAGGCATTAAAAAACCCACTCAAATGAGTGGGCTCTGTTTAAATTAAAAATAATTACTAAGCTGGGCAGTTAAACCAGTTCGGTCGTGCTAGAAATCTTTGTCCATTAGACATGGCTATCACCGAACAGTCTGCATCGATCAACGGCTCATTTTGTAGGTTCCTGAAATCCAACAATCTAGCAATATCTCGTGCTGCTTCATTCGCTTTCACTACTAAGTGTGAGTAATACGCGAACTTCTTCATATCAAGCATTTTTACAGCAAGCAGAACTGGAACGATTTCATCATTTTCTATGATGACTGCTTCAGTAAGTTTGCGAACCATCTCATAGGCGTCTTTATCAAATAAAGGATCTTGAGGTTTCTTTTCCTCTGGTTTTGCCTTTAAATCCATAACTTCTAAATAATGCTTAGCATCTTCAAAGTGAATCGCTCTCAATTCTCGGTAACTTGCTGAGTATTTAAAGTGATTCTTTAAGCGACTCCACATTTGCACAATCAAATTTTTATTACCTTTTGCTCTTGTATGAACAATGTTATAAAGAATGCCAGCTTGTTCTGGTGAGATAGTTTGTTTTCCATTAAGCAACCATTCCATCACAAGTGAATCATAGGCACGAATTACCATTAAATGAAATTTAGGGCTAATCCACATTGCATATGCATAAACTAGTTCTTTTACTCCAAATGTCCCAACTCCATTGACCACTTTTACAGCACTCCTCATATTTGAGGGGTGGTCGTTTTCTGAGCTTCTCATATTTGAGAAGCTGTCGATTTCTTTGATTAATTCTTGCGTTTGCTCATTACGCAAAAAGTTAGCAGGCTTATGTTTAGCCAAGTCTCCACTAGCCTTGTGAAGGTCATTCAAGCAATAACGCCCATCTTCATCTTGGCGAATAGTAAATTCACCAATAACTAATGGCTTATTATTTGGATTTAAAAAGTTTTGTGTTAAATTAGACATGTTGTCTTTCCTGTAGATTGCGACATCAATTAAGCCCTGTCCGCCAAGATCATGGGCTTTTTTGTTGCCTATTGATTTCATGCTTTCGCACTCTCTCGCGTTAGTTTCTTTTTAAGCTCTTCAAAATGTCTCACTAAGTAGTTATTCAGAGAGCGCCCTTCTTTCTTTGCCTGCTCTAACAAAAACTCTTTTAGCTCCTCAGGCATCCGCGTATTCATTTGTACAACATTCATAATTTCTCCTTTATAGTCTCACATCAAATGTTAGCGTTTTGCTATGTTAGCAATATGCTAATATTGATGTCAATATTTTTTGATAGCATAATGCTAACAACCTTCAATTTAGTTGTAATATAATGGCTGATATTCAATTTAATCTACGCATTCCAGAGGAATTGAAAGAAAAGATTAAGCAAGCCGCAACTGAGAGTGGCCGATCAATTAATGCTGAAGCTCAATACAGGCTTGAGCAAAGCTTTGAATTACCACGTTCAATCAATATGGAAAAAGTGCTGCGTTTTATTGATGCTGTTAACGCTTTAGAAAGAATTGAAAAATTGGAAAAGGAATTGGATTCTTTAAAAAAAATAGAATAAGTTCAATATAATTACCACTATATGAAAAAGCACCCTAGGGTGCTTTTATTAAAACTTATTCCACCCACATGCATTATTTTGCTTTCTCATGCCCGCCTTTAGTGCGACAAGGTTGAATTCTTGTAATGAAATCCCGCCATCGCTTGTTTTAAAGAAAATCTTTAGTTTATTTGCCGACTTAATTAGACTAACCAACTCCTCATTCTCGCCAAAATCCTGCCAGTCCTCTTCACTACGGACCTTTATCGGTTGAGCTTCTGTTGTTTTGTCTGTTTCAACAAAAACATAATCTTCACTTGTATAAGACAAGTGTCTTTGTGACCATAAACTTATAGATGTTGTGCCACCCTCACATCCAAGTCTTAAAATAGGATAGATGTATTTAAAACCCTCACCAACTGTTAGGCTAGATGGTGTTGCTGTAGCATGTTTTGCTGAAAAATGATATTCAGCATCCTTATATTTAGGTTCAGGTATTTTGAAGTTTGGGGGTATTAATTCATCCTTGTCATTAAATTTTGGTTGTTGGTTGCAAATTTCAGACCACGCTCTTGAAAATTGTTGATTAGCTATATTGTTTTCATCTTCAAAGAGTACCGTTTTATTATTAAGCACAATATATCTAGTTTTACCAACATACCCACCCATTCGATTCTTTGAGTTAACCTCACCACAAAAACCTTTCTGGTTTGAAAACATGGCGGAGCTTGGATCTATTAAATCCTGCTTAACAATCTCCTCAGAAAATGATTTTACCACCAAGTTAAGTCTTGCCTGCTTCTCCTCCTTGCTTTCACACCCTACCAAACCAAAAACCAAACTTAATAAAATAATCTTTTTCATATAAAATGCACCCAATATCAACACCTTAAAATTAGCTAATAATCCAAATAAAAATTATTAAAGCTATAAATAAAATAACTCCACTGATTATCCATTCAGATTTAGGGTAACCCCATACATTATCTGGATTATTAAAATCAGGTTCTCTTCTACGTGTCGTTTTCTTAGTATGACTAGAGAACTTAGAATAAGATAAACCAGTACCTGGAATACCTACTGTTGTGCGAGTACCCTTCTTACTTACATTTACACGTGCACCTTTCCCACCCACAGAAACACTTGATAGCCCTTTTTTACTAATATTGACACGGATTCCAGGAGCAATTTTTATACTTTTTCTAAAATTCAATCCCATCACATCACCTATCTAGAGCAGATCTTTTTAGAAGCACTGATGGAACCATCATTACAAACAAACTTACTACCATCGCAATGACTTATCCCACCTTTCTTACCAGAGCACGGTTGTCTCCCTCTACCTGCTTCCGCAACACTTAATGAGCTTAAAACTAATAAAAGACTTAAAATGACTTGTTTCATGGTTTTTACCGTTTGTTATAAAGTGTACTAACTTTAACAAACTGGTTACTAAATGTCACATAAAGGAAAACCACCCGAAGGTGGTCTTTTAAATCAGGCTATGCATGTAAAAGTTTTTCAGCACCAGCAGCCAAGAAAGCCGATCGAGTAGTATATCTCTTACCTTTACCTACATTCTCATCAATTTTACGAATCAAACGGCTTGGTAAAGTAACATTGATTTTTTCTGGTTTACCCAGATAACGACTAACATCAACTTCGGTAACCGCCCAGATCATTCCTTTATATTCAGGATCATCGACAAATTTAACTAGTTCGGAAGCTAATGGGATTTCCTCACCATCTTCAGCCAATATTTCTAAATGGCCTGAAATAGCTTCTTTAACATTCTCAATAGCTTCTTCAAGTGTGTCACCAGCACTAAAACAACCTGGAATATCAGGAACAGTGACACCAAATGCCTCAGTATCTGATCCTCGTTCAATTGCAATTGGATATAACATCTCAACACTCCATGCCCTTGGCATAAACATATCGCCCACTGCGTTATGATTAGTTGTAAGGGATATAGTATTTAAAGTCGGGAAACAGCGGGTCAATTTAGACCCGCTTGTTTCAAAATGCTTTTAACAGTTCCGTTTGGTAAATCCTTTTTAGGATGTGGGATTGTAACTAACCCCTTTTTGGTTGGGTGTTTAAAGTGATGATGACTTCCTGAAACCCTAACCTCATACCAACCATCTGCTTCAATCATTTTGATTAAATCCAGACTTTTCACACCAATCCCTTATTAACTTGATGAGATAATAATAACCCTAGAGTTATTATATGTAAATAACTCTAGGGTTACTTTTTTGAGGACTTGGAATTTATTTTTTTATGGGCTTCATCTAAAAACAAGTTATCCAACGCAAAAATACAGTCATTAAAAATATGAGCAGCCACGGGTAAATCATTATGCTCTGCATAGACATTGATTGCCTGCTGATCTAAAGATAACGGGATGCCCTGCTCATACCGTCTGGATCTGGCAATAGTACTAAATGCCGAAAGAATAGAGTCGGCCGCATACGAATATTCTGGCGGATCCGGAATACGGCCACCTAAGAACTTGATTTGCTCGATTTCGTGCGGCGTTTTCGACGCATACGTTTTTTGGTATTTGTAGAGCTCGATGACTTTCCCAGAATTAAAGCCTTGTCCTTGTCGGCTTCTTCCTGAATCTTCTGGGCCTGTTCTTTAATGAATAGCCAGATTGAAATACCAATATCACCAAGATTAAGAAGCTTTGAAGCATTCTCAGGTGTATAGGGCTTTTCAGATTCAACCGTTTTATCGTCTACGATTTCGGCAAATACCACACCTTTCCAGTCTTCGATTAAGTGGGCGGCGCATGCATCCATTAACAATTCATGGTAAAGCTTGGCATCTTCATCTTTGACCATTACATCGTAGCCTTTAGACGAGATCTGGTTTCCTGCTCGTTCAATAGCTACCTGAAAAGGCTTATATGCGATACCACGGACTTTGAACTCAGCCTGTACCTCTCCATCAGAACCCTTATATTCACACCATTTTGATACGTCCGAGCTTTTAATAATTCCGACTTTTAAAGCCATAACAACCTCTAATTTTGAGAAATAAAAAAGCCCATGGGATTCCATAGGCTTTGTTACTGAATAAGTTGATTACACAAGAGCGCGTACAATTGTTGGCGCTGTACGAACTTGGGCAAAGTTGATATCTACAGTAATGATGTCATCACCACCACCATCCGGGTGATTGGCTTCCATGACTTCCAATTGCGGGAAGTTGAACGAATATTTACTTCCTTTGCTGTCTCTGATGTCGAAGGTCAGTGTAAACACATCACGGGTTTTGATTGCATCAATCCAACCAGCAGCTGTGGCCGAGAACATGAATGAAGCATTCGCTTCGATATCCATCATCTTCTCTAAATAAAACTCTGGAGTGTATTTACCAGATCCGATACAACGGATTGCTTCAAGGTTATTGTTAATAGAAATGGTCAAAGACTGTAGACATGCTTTGCCTTGAATTGACTGGCCGTTTACAAGCAAGTTTTCCACGTTCGGCATACTGACAAGCGGACGAGTCGAAGCTGCAACCGGATTCACTACAGGGTTAGTTTGCTGACGAGTAAACGAGCTACCTACAAGACCAAAGTTACCAGTAATTTTTCCAGTGGTCTGGATAGTAATTTCACCAGAATTAACCTGTACTCCACGATAAATAAAGACTTGGCCAACATCTTCGAAAACTTTAACTAACGTTAATGACTTACGTACCGTACCACCAAAACTTAAAGCGTTACCCGCCCAATTATTGAAGGCTAAAGCACTTAGGAATAGATCAAATGTTCCAAGTGATAATTCAAACTCTAACTGACCTGCTACTTCTGCTTCAGTAACTACCCCACCTTGTCGAAAACGTGAATCAACCACTTCACTGCTTTCTTCAGTAGAAACATTTTCAGATAAACCATCACTTACACGGCGAACTGTGTACCAGATCGGGTTTGCTGGAGTTGTTCCTAAAACTGCTTCTTCACAAGCATATAATCGAATTTTTGCGCCTGAACTCATTTATGGTTCTCCAAAATTTAGGCAATAAAAAACCCGCTTTTTAAGCGGGTTATTAAAGTGTTTCGTCTGTGTCTGAGATTTCTGGCGGTTCCACGCCATTCATGGCTGCAGCAACTGCCTGAGATAAGTTAGTAGGCTGGAAATCCACTGGTGTTTCACTCAAAGTTTCTTCAACCTCAGGTTCTGGTTCAGGTTCTTCATGCAGACGGATATCAATCCAGCGGCCTTCTGGAATGTCCATTGGGTTCTCGTGATCTGCCACAACAGCAGCAAGTTCAAAATCAAACTTACGCTTGTAAGTTTTAATTGAGATGTCACCATTTTCTAGGGTGTCATACACTACTGCGACGATTGTGTTGCCGTTTGCATCTTTCGGTACTTCGATATACCAGCCTTCCTGAGCAAAGCCTAAAGAACCTTCTAGTAAATAATCACCAACATCAATTCTCTTAAATTCAATCGGCTGTTTTTTTGCATCATTATTGAGCTCGATATGGTCGTTAAATAGCTTAACTACTGGTGATGCTGCTTTTATGAAACCGTTGGAATCCACAGAAGTATTCGCAGATGTTCTTAGCTGCTCAATTACAACAGGTATCTCACTGACAATAACAACGTCATCTGTATGAACAGTAACTAAATAATTATCAGATGTAATATTGGAAATACCGGAAAAATATCTAAATGCCGATGTTGAAGAACTTGCTGTTCTTCGAATGGCAACATAGTCTACATTTTGATATTTAACTACAGCCATACCTGAAATATGAGTTGTTACACCAATACTAATAAACCGAGCTGTAACACGATCATATGCTTGCTGAATTGATACTAAAGTTCTCGAATGTTGATTTGCTGAGCCTGAATCACCCCTCGAAAACACTAGCTCACCAAACATGTTTCGATTGGGTGAGCTGCTGACAGAATAAGGAAATAACAATACATAGCTAACGACAGAATCTAGGTTTACTCCCGTAATCATTTTTCTTTCAAAAGTTTGGCCTACTCCACCAATTCCAAAACCGCCAACTTCTATCAAATTACCAGCTGTAGTACCAACATTTCTAGTCGCGGCACTACCAAGCCCTAAGTTAGTTCGAGCATCTAGTGCAGTTGTCGCCCCAGTACCACCTTGAGAGACTGCAGCAGTACCTTGGACCTGCGAAAAGTTTGGTGCCAGATTAGGAATGCCTGAAGCGAATGGCAGCATGAATTGCCGTTTTCCCTGAGCCGAGTTATACGGGAATGGCCGGTGATCCCAACTAAATTTAAAAACAAGATTTGCCATTATGCTGTTACCCCGTCAATCACTTGGAAAGTCAAAGTTTCAGTGTGCTGCGTAGTACCACTAACTACAGCTTTAATATCCATCTGACACAGCCCTAAAGGCCAAGTTGCAGTGCTTGCACTAGATTTAATATTCAGCCATCCCTTCTGTGTACTTTGATTTAATGCAGCACAAGTCAAGGTAGCTACAGCTGCTCCATCAGCCAAAGCTTTAATCTGTGAAGTAAAGGTGTAACCGGTTAGATCAATTGCACGGCGAACATCATCCGGTGGATACTGCAGGGTTTCATCCATATCAACCAGCTGCAAGTTCAAGTTGAATGTGTCACCACGCTTAAAAACAAAATTGCTCATAAGTGATTCCTATAGACATAAAAAAACCACCGATGAGGTGGTAGTAGAAAGACGTAAAAAACTGCTTCTTAGCGGTCATTTAATTAAAGTAATTTAAGGTTTGTAATCTAAATCAACACTTACTCCAGTAACAACGTTATGTTTAGGCCCTCCGAGACAATCAACATTAGCCAAGCGTATATTCACATCGGAAACACATAGCTTATTTTCGCTTTGCCACTTCTTCAGTTCAACAGCCATAACATCTTCAAGATGTCTTTCCAGCTCTTGCCGTTTAATTTCGATTTCTTCTAAAGTCAGCATACATGACATATCAATTCACCTTGTACCCAATGCTCACATTATACTGAATGAAATCAGCATCTTTACCCGCATAGATGGATTGACCATTCAAACATTCTAAGTGTTCGATTGTGAAATATTCAAAATGGGCAAGTAATGCATCACTCAATTTTGTGATTTCAATTATTCCTGAATTGGGACGTGCAAAGCATTGAATCATGATATTACCGGTACGGCGAGTACATGGCTTATCTGCAATGCCAGAAGTAAAACTGGGACCACCTGCAATCGTTAAGCAGCACCAAACACCATCTTTAGGTACATTAAAGCCTGGTAAATTTGGATACTGGATTCTGTCTTGCGTAATACCGGTAAAAGCTTGCATACGATCGATAATAGCTTGCCTTGTCTGCTCTAAAGTCATTGCCATTTTAGCCGCCATACTTCTGAGAAATAAAGGTAAAGGTGGTGTTGTAAATTCCTTGTGGTGCTTGATCAGACCACCCATTTTCTAAGCGCTCTGCATAAGGCTGGTTGTTCTGGATATAAACTAAATTGCCCAACTTAAACTTCACGGCTTGAATAGCTGCATCCTGAATAGCATTTGTTTCAGGTCCACGTATGCCATAGTCACCAGATCCAACCGAAACCATATGTGAAGCACGGTATGCACCAGTATCGACGGGACTTAAATTAACTAAAGATTGCACAGTATCCATAACAATATGCTTCACATGGTCTTCTGCTGCTTTAGACACATCAAGACTAAAACTAGACGGCTTTTTCCCCTTCCATCCCATTGCTCACCTCGCTTGCTTCGTACATTTCGAAAAGTTCTTGAGCGATTGCCTGAATTGAATAAGCTTCAAATTCCACACTAGGCTCTCGTTCACCCATTCTCCGTTTTACTATTTGCCAGATATGAACAGCTTCATGTAAAAGCAATCCATAAACTTGAATTCGGTCTTTATCCGCCGTATCACCAATTTGGACGATTGCATATGCACCATCAGAAAAAGTACTAACTTGCGCATCCGCTCCCATATCCAAAAATTGATCGGCCTTATCCATATCTTCAAATAACAAATCCATGTGTAGTTGATTTCGAGCAAGCGTGTACTGCACATGTTGAAAAGGCGAGATATACCATTCAGGAACATAATCAGGATTAACCATTTTAGCCCCTACACTTTTCGAAGCTGACATTTCCAGATTGTACTGGCTGGATCTTGTTGAATATGGATAACTCGAAATGAGCCTAAAGCTGTTAGCCATTCATCGTCAATTTTTGGAGTCATGGATACTTCATTTTGCAGCACAGTTGCTTTTTTATCAGTAGCCAGCACTCCAAGCGTCTCAATCTCATATTGACTGTATGAGCCAAAAAGTACACCTCGGCCAGAATAGTTTTCTTTAACTTCAACATATGTTTCAGTTTTAGGATCCCAATTAGTTTTTGAGATCCGCTCACATGTAAAGGTATGAACGGCGTCCGCTAAATCATCATTAAATGCTTCATGCATGACCTACCTCCTCAATCATTGGAAACTTTTTTGCTGGGGTTACATCCACGATTTGAGATTCGCTCTGTTCTTCAAAAAGATTAGCGAAGTAACCCGACTCTTGTGGTTTTTGACCGGTTGAAGTGATTTGCTCTTGTTTCTTGCGGTTTGCAGCAACTTGTTTCTCGTTGTTTTGAACCCAAGAGAACCACTTAACCAACCAGATGCTTGGTGTATTCAACGAACTTGATTCGTTTGCAAAGTACCAGTCACCGAAATTTTGAATCATGGTTCTCAAGTCGATTTCAGGTACCGAAACAAATCTTTGTTGAGCAAGTGAAATGAAATCGTATTGAAACTCGCTGTATTCAGAAATGAATTCACGCATTGAGTAACGCTTGTGATCATCGATCTGATACTGAGCAAATTGGATTGGTGTAAATTGCGAATTTTCTTCACGCGCATTACTACTACTATCTATATATTGGTTATCGGTTAACGGTTTATGGTTAAGGTTTTTTTGGCTTTCACTTTCAGAACCCAAAATTAACCCACTGGGTTTTTGTGGGTTTTCAGAATTAACCGAGTCGCCTTCACTTTGGTTTTCTTTTGGTTTTTCCTTACGTGGACGCCCACCTTTCTTACCATTTTCACGATTTTTATCCCCTACTTTTTGATAAGCGGCGATTTCTGAATCACAACGTTTGTTGTGAAACCCGTCTTCCTCTTCCACAAAAAACTCTTGCAGCACAATTAATACTGCATCCCTTTCTTCTTGGGTATTTGCACGTAACCGACGAAAAACCGACTGGGTTTCTTTGGGTAATGGTTTTTCATTCAAATAATAGAAATCGAGAGCACGGCGATAAAAGCACTCTTCAACTGGGCTAAGGTGCGCTGTAGCAACCATAAAGTCGCTGATATGGTGGAGATATTTATACATCAGTGACTGCTCCTAATTTTACAAGACCGCGCATTTCCAACTGACGAATAATTCTTGGAGGAATAAATTCGTTGTTGATTTTGTAGCGAATACGAGACTTTTCTTTCACCTGAATTAGTTTGTGCCCATCTTCCATGAGACGGCGAACTGCTATAGCCTGCCCCCCCATATGAGTTAATTCTTCAAGTTGATAAAATCTTTCCTGAGCCTCAATTGCGGCATTCATAACTGAAAGCGGCATGGCTGCTAATTCTTTAGCCGAATAGATCTTTACTGGTTGTTCCAGGGGAATTACCACCTCTAGCGGTGTGGTGGAAACGGAAATATCCTGTTTTCTTCTTGCTGCATATCTCACTTTTCACCATCCTTTGGCTTAACATAGCCTCCAAAAGAATCAACCAAACACGCTTTGGTTAAGCTGGTTACAATCTGCTGTGCCAACCACTGCGTTATGCGAAATTGACGAGCCATGGCTTCTGAAAACTCAACCTTCGTAACCGCAGCATTATTTTCGTCATAACCTTTGTTACGTAAATTTTGCTTTTTCACCTCAAATAGGTGACCAAGCACTCGCAATGCAGGTTCATAAAAAGATTGGATTTCACTTTGATGAAGAGAATCTTTGATTTGCTGTGTAAAGCTGCTCATGACACCTCCGCTAATGCTTGCTCAGCTTTTGTTAGGCGGCGTTTAGCGTTGAGCTCTGCTACTGTTGCTGTACGGATTTCTTTTGATGAAACCAGAATCAAATGATTCTCCGATTTGATAGTCCACAACCTAGTCAAAGTTTTATTTTTAACCTCAAATAAATCGTTTGATTTAAAACTTCGACACTCTTTAGTAAGTACTACAACGTCACCTATTAAAAAATCTGGTGAGTTGAGTTCGATTGGTTGTTCTGATAAATTGTTTGTGTTCATTTGATCCACCTCATTTGAATGCCTAACCACTCCTGTTCCCGCAGGTAGTGGTTTTTTAATATCCAAGCTTTTCTTTTTGACCACTGATTTCGTCATGAAATAAGTCATCCACCGTTTCTATACGGTTCATCCAGCTTTTAGACATAACTAAAAGTGCAGCAACACGTTCCTTATCAATGCTTTGATAATCTTTAGGAACGACTTTTAATCCAAGCAAACTCAATAGCTCGCAAAACATTTCAATTTCATTCAAGCCATTGTTTTTCTTATCTGTTTTAAGTCGAGTTATAGTGCTTGGATCAACTTTTAATTGTTCAGCAATCTCTTTTTGATTGCTTATATCAAGACCATGCAATATGCGGGATACGCCATTTCTGGCGCTTGCAGATATATCAACTGATAATTTGCTCATGGTTAGGTCCTAAGCGGTTAATGATCCAAGGTTTTTGCTTTTTGTCGTCTGGGGACGAAGTTCAATCCAAATATCTTGATAGTTATCAGGGAAAAGCTCTTTTCGTGTTGTTAAACCAAGATCTTCAGCAATAACTGCTAGCCTGATTTTTCTATCAAGGGGGATAGCTTTCCATCCACTAACTGATGACGGAGCAATCCCCAGAAGTCTTGCTACCGCTGTGACACCACCTAGCTTGTCTATAAGTTGTGCGTCATTCATAACGTGCTCCTAATTTTTCTTTAATTATTAGGCATTCCTTATATTAAATCAATAGGAATACCTAATTTTATTTATGTTAGGATTTCCTAACATTGTGAGGATAGTTGTATGAATACTCTTGCTGAACGACTTAGGTATGCCATGGAAGTTTTGCCACCTAAAAAGATTAAAGGTGTTGAGCTTGCTCGTGCAGTAGGAGTTAAACCTCCTTCTGTGAGTGATTGGCTGTCTGGAAAATCCAAAACAATGGAAGGTGAAAATTTATTACGTGCCTCAAAATTTTTGAATGTTAATCCTTCATGGCTTGCATCTGGCACGGGAGAGATTCAATCAAGCACGAGAGATAAATTTAAACAACTGGATATCGAAGAGTTCAAAAAGAAATACAACATTAGTGATAGTGATGAAGCTCTTTTATTTTCAACAATTATCGAAAAACCGTTTATCCCATCATCTAAGCGTTGGGTTCCTGTTAAGGCTTACTCCAAGATGGGCATGGATGGCTATTTCACAGATATGGGTTATGAAGGCAATGCTGGAGATGGGTATGTTCCAACTCACTCAGCAGGACCAAGAGCCTATGGTATTAAAGGCACTGGCGACTCAATGTTTCCAGCTATCCGTAATGGATGGTATGTGGTTTGTGATCCAGATGCGGAACTCGTGCCGAATGAGTTTGTTCAGGTATGCTTGAAGGATGGAAGATGCACAATTAAAGAATTTGTCGGCATCAATGGTGGGGTTTTAAGTTTGCTTTCTGTGAATGGTGGTGAGCGATTTTTCTTTGAAATGGACGAGGTTGAAAGTATTACCGCTATTACAGATATCGTGCCGCCAAGTCAGCATAGACAAGAACATCCTTATTCGCATTAATCACAGGAAGACTTATGGACAATTCAAAACGACCAATCAACCAGATTATTGCTCGCATCAATGATGCTGCGAAACATGGTGAAGCTTTGGTGCTAACAGCCGAAGAAGTAAAGATTCTTTCTAAAGATATTGGCGACAAGGTATTTATTCCAGTCCTTACAAATGAACAGGTTGTGCAGTTGGTTAAAGAAGGAAAACTTGGGCAGAAAATTAATAACACCAAAGATTAATAAGCTGTGAACCCGACACAGTCTTTACAACAGATCGGGTGGGGAAAATAATGAGTAAGACAGTTGTAAAAGACAAAACCGTACACTACAAAAAAGTAGACTTTCTAAAAGGCGCGAACCTTGGAAACTTACTTAAAGCCCAACTATTAGATAAAGACTCTTTTTATCATAAAGCTATTAATAGGCAGCAATTTGTATCGGCTACTAAAGATGATTTTATCCTTATAAATCACGCAAGTTCACATCAAAGTATGTTCTTTGGAGAGCTAATCATAGTGGAGTCTGGTAAAGCTCAAGCTGTTTTAAAAATAGACAATGATAGTGCTACCGAATTCCCAATCAAAACTTACTTAACGGAAGATTTACCTGATGATGAGGATGAATCTGTTGAAGTAGTGCGCAAAGAATTTATTGATAGTGTTTTATATTTTGGAGTGATTGATAATCATGTTGCAATTATTCAATCCAGATCATTAACAGCAAGAACTCTTGAGTCTTATTTAGGTTGGCTTTTGGGTGAAGCAGCTAAAGCCTTACCAGCGAATAGTGCCTTAATCTTAAAAGATGCTCCGAACCCGGCAATTAAAGAAAAATTGGAATCAACGCCAGCCAAGACCATCTCAATCTCATCTGGAATTGGATCAACAGAATTGCAACCGATTCACAAAATAGAGTCGAACGTACCAGCTAAGATTGATTACAAAATCGAAGAAAATGTGGTTGATGTTTTAAAAACTGCATTTGGTGTCGATTTGGATGATTTAAAACTTGAAGATGGCCTTGATGACGCTAATTTAAAGCTTAAATTAACACTCACCTATAATCGAAAAACATCCAAAAGCGGGCAAAAAGTAATTGATACTGTTGCATCATCTATGAGACATAATGATGATTATGTTATAACTCTTGAAGATGGTACTAAGGTCACAGCGGATAACTTAAAGATGAGTGGAAAAATATCTGTTGAAACAATCAATAATAAAGTTTATAACGACGGCCTTAAAGTTCAATTGTACAATTGGATGACTACCAATATTAATTTTGGTGATTAATCATGGCTAAACGCTACTTGCCGTTTTACAACAACGCTAAATTTATTGCATTAGTGTTAGTAGCTCTATTTGTCATTTTTTCAGTTACTTTTAAATTTCTTGCCCTTGATGTAAATATCAACTTGGTTCAATTTTCCTTTGTTTTGTTATTACCGTTAAGTCAAATTTATCTAGCCTACAAAGGTATGCTCGATGCATTGAAGCTTGATGGTTTAAATCAATCAGAGCGGGATCGCCTCACGTCTACTGTGGATATAAGGAGCAAATCATCACTATATGTTGCCATTTTATTTATAGTGATTGTTTTTGGAATGTATGTTTTCAATGCATTGAATTTACTATCAAATCAGCATCTTTTAGCATTAGTCTTATCTGTAGGCTTAACCTCAATATTAAGTTTCTTTTTGGCATGGAGTGATTTAAAAGAAATATCTATGCTTGAGAAAACCCTTAAGGCTCGTAAAGAGGCGAGAGAGGCCAGAAGCAAAGTAATGAGCAATAAATAAAAATCAAACACTACCCTTCTCACCCAACCCACCCCGTGTGGGTTTTCTTTTGTCTATTAAAGCACAAAAATTAGGTATTTCTAATTTTATTAGGAATACCTATTGACTTAATAATTAGGTTTACCTAATATTTATCTCACAGACAACAAAAAAGCACACCGCCCCTCCCCAGGTCCGATGTGCTTTTGCAAACTGCGAGATCAATTATGAACGTAAAAGCTACCCCTTTCAACTCCTTTGCATTTGTCAGCATGGCTGCTCTTGCAATTTCTGGTGGTTCTTTAGTTGCTTGCCAATTGCAGCCAGCTTTCCAAGCAAAAGAAGCCCCTTCTCTATTTACCCCTAAGACTCAACCAAGTACTTACGGTGTCTTAACTGCCAAAATCACAGGTAAACATTCTGGCGTTGCCGTAATCAAATTAGATAGTTTCCGTTTAAACGTTAGCTTTGATTTTGAAGCTCATCCAGACAGTTACGGCGTTCCGGGTTCTGAATTCACTGCTGTTGAAATTACTCAACTCACAGTAAATGAAATTACTGATGTTAATGGTAAGTCATATAACGATTTCACCGAATTTGAAGACATCCGAAACATCAATGGCCTTCTAAAAGGCTTCATCGAACGTAACAAGTTGGTGGAGGCTTAAAGATGTCTAATTTCAAAAAGCACCCTGACGGCTACAAGTCATTTTTAGGCCGTGATGATAAGGGCCTCTACTCTGTTCGCATTGGCTGGCAAGTGTACGCATCTAATGCTAATGGCTCAGTTCTTTACAAAGTTAAAGACGGATTTAAGACGCCTTTAAATGTGTTCAGGTTCCAAACTGACTATCCAAAAGTTTGGAATGAACTCACACAAGAAATTGATTTCCAACGCAGAAAGCAGCTCGCAATAAAACTGCGTGAAACAAACATCCCTACTTATGACCGCAAAGCATATAAGCAAAAACGCGGTTTTACAGGCTCAAGATAAGGATAAGAATAATGGCTCTACCGATTATTACTGCTGACCAAACTTTATTGGTTCAAGCAATTATTGTGTACCTATACGCTGATCCGGGTTTAGGTAAATCATCGATGGGCTTTACTGCGGAAAAAGCAATTTCTTTTGACTTTGACCGTGGTGCTCACCGTACTGGTGAATTACGTCGAGGTGCGGTTGTACAGGTTCAACAATGGAGTGATGTTGCAAACCTTACTCCGCAGGACTTAGCACCATATAAAACCGTAGTCATTGATACCGTGGGTGCAATGCTTGAATGCATTAAAACCCACCTGTTACTTACGGCAAATAACCGTCAAAAAGATGGTTCTTTAAAGTTAAAGGCTCAAGGTTTAGCGAACCAAACGTTCAAGCAATACATCAATACTTTGATCAGTTTAGGTAAAGATGTTGTTTTCATTGCACACGCATCAGAAGATCAAAACGGTGATCAAATTATTTACCGACCAGATCTAGGTGGTAAAAACCGTAACGAGCTTTACCGTATCGCAGATGTCATGGGTTATCTAACAACTGTTACTACTGGTGAAGGTAAAAATGCCCGCGTTATTAATTTCAAACCTTCGCCTACACATCATGCGAAAAACTCAGGTGCTTTAGGCGGTGAAACCGGTGAAGTGTGGGTACCTGATCTTAAAGCACACCCTACTTTCTTGGCTGACCTGATTACTCAAGCTAAAGATCACATTAACACCTTAACGCCTGCACAACTTGCAGCAGCTAAAGCCCAAGAAGAGCTAGAAAACTGGAAACAAAGCTGTGAAGAAGCTGAGCATGCAGGTGACCTTAATCAATTAACTGAGTCGCTTGATAAAGAACACATGTATTACCAGAACATGCGACAAGCAATGTTAATGAGAGCTAAAGCATTGAATTGCACGTTTGATAAGCAACGTGGCACTTGGATTAGTCCACCAGAATTTAACGGTATCTCAGATCAACAAAGAGATGAACTTCAAAACTTCATAGCTGAACGCGGCCTAGACGTGAAAACAGTTTGTGAACACTTCGGCATAGATGCCCTTATCCAAATTGAAGCAGCAAAACTACCAGCAGTTAAACAAGACATTGAAACATTAGCGAAAACGGGGATGACAGCATGAAAATTCTAAATAAAGTTGAAGCCAAACTTGCTTGGGCCAACGGTGAATTACTTTTAGTAAATAATACTGAGCGTAATGGCTGGGAACCATTTAACCCTTATGACTTTGGCTTTGATGTTTTTGATAAATTCGAATTTCAATTAAAGCCTAGAACTATTTTTATTGGCGAATTTGAGGTACCTGAACCATTAAAAGAAGCGCCAGCTAAAGGTTCTACTTGCTCTTACCCAAGTCCAACTGTTGAATTAGGTGTGCAGCAGTTTAAGTGGAATGGTTCAAAAGGACAATTACGCATGCTTCAGCATGGCCAAGTCCACTCAAGTTTTGATAATGCTTTTGCTCATTGCTGCGCCATTATCAAAGTAAGTGGAGGTGAGTTTGCTGAAGATATGCTCAAACTTCTGAACAAGCCAACTGATGAAGTTGAAGAAGAAAAGCCTTTAGAAAATGAAGTTGAGAAATCACCTCAGGTTAATACTGAAAAAACAGTAATTGAAGAGCCTACTAAAGATTTAAAAGAGGATCTCGATAGTGCAATTGTTGTTACTGAGGAGTCTTATGTTTCATCATCCGAGGATCTATTAGTTCCAGAAACTAACGAGCCTAAAGTAGATCCAGAATATCAGCAAACCCTAGATACTCTTCTACAGCGTGTAAAAGAGTCAAAAACACCTGCAGAAGTAAATGCGGTTTATCGTTATACCCGCACATGGGATGACGAACAAATGAAGCCTATCCTTCTCGCCACTCACAAACGTCTTGAAGAGCTAGAAAAAGAAAAGGCATCTGCTAATGAGCCACCCTCTTTAATGGTTCAAATCCAAACTGCACCAGACCTTACAACGCTAGATGCTTTGGAAATAGACGTGGCTGCACGAGATCCGCAGATTCAACCGAAGCTAATGGGGTATGTGAGAAAACGCCGCTATGAATTAGAGAATCCTACACCTACTCAACAAGAATCTACCCCTGATTATTTATTAGTGGACGGTTTCTAACATGAAAGATCAGTACAAGAAAGTGAGCCAAAAACACATGCTTGGTTTTATGTACTACTTGCAATTGCTGGGCTACGTAATAGTCCGGCAAGGCATGGATCAAGCAATGTTTCTAACCAAGCATTATGCGGTACCTGTAGCTTGGCGGCGCATAACGATCGACTATCACAACCGGTTAAATAAACCTGCCCAGCAGCTTTATAAAGAGTTTGTTGAGTGGACTAAAGAAGAATATTTGAGGGCTTAGGTAATGATTGATCTAAATAAAAAAAGAGAAGCTTTTGAAAGATTTCATGCCAAAGAATGTAATTGCAGTTATGAAAGTTTAAAACGTCAACTAGATAGACAAGAGGCACTAACAGGACACAGATATTTACCAACTAGTCCTCGTCATGAAGCTTGGTTGATTTGGGATGCCGCATGGAATGACGCCAGTGCTCAGGTGTTGCCAACTTGGATCAGCGTGGATGATGAATGGCCACCTACTGACATAATGGTACTTATTTGTTGGGCTGATGCACCTGATGTTACCCCCGAACAAGACTATATGACTATTGATGAAGATTTAAATAGTGTATGGGCAAATTATCATAATGATCCGCCTTCACACTGGATGCATTTTCATAGTGTGCCAAACGTATCTGGAGCTGCTAATGAGTAAGGTTATTGGTGAAGTTAATTTGAACCCTAGCCGTATTGAAGGTACTCCGGATCAGGTGGCTCTTCATATTTTTGAAGAAATCATTTGTCCAAGTACTGAGGAGCTTATCAAAAACAATCCGGAAGCTGCAAAAGTTTTTGCATATCACATTTTTGGTTTAGCGCTTTCTCAGCTAGCCGAATTCCATTCAACTAAAAGTTTAGATAAAGCTGTAACCGTTACTCTTCACAACCTTTTGCGTCAATTGAAGAAAGAACGTAATGAGTTGAGGAGCTAATGGATGAGTGAAGTAAAAGTTAAAACATGTGATTTTTGTGATGATGGAAATGGTGAATGCATTTACCCCTATTACGGTCTTGCCCCTCATATTCACACAAAGCCAATTGGGGGCACCGTATTTCTAAACGAGTCATTACCTGAAAACTTCTGTCCTGATGGGGATGGTTTAGGCATGTATACACATTGTCTGAATTGTGGGGGTGACGGCACCTATGAGGGTACTCAATTAGAAGTTAAAGCGGAAAGTAAGGAGGAGTAAATGTTAAAAGATCTGAGAAATCTATCTGATGCAGAGCAACAAGAATATTTGGATCGCTTCATAATGGCTAATGAAGAACAGAAGTTTCCTCAAGAGGTTGTAGCACTTTATTTAGATTGCTCGCCTTGGACATTAGCTAGAATGCGTTGTGATCAATCATCACTGCCTTTCTCGAAAATTGGGAGACGTGTTTCATATAAAAAGAAAGACGTTTTGAAATATGAGCAAAGCAAGACTGTGCTTAATACAGCACAGCTTGCAACAGTTTAAGGCGGTTAAACCGCCTTTATTTCTTTTAATCTTTCTGCCCAAACAGATTGGTAATTAAAGCAATCAATCTTGCCTTGATACACCGCTTCAATCATGTTCATTGAAGCTCTTAATTCCTCATCTGGAATTTGAACATATCCACCTGTCACATCAATTCTTGGTTTAGCCGTGTGATTAAGAAGTCTTTTTGTCACATAAATATTAAATCTTAAAAGGTTGCATATAGTGGCAAATGTACGGCGGAAATCATGCATTGAAACGTAATAGTCAACTTCTTTACCCACTCTATTCAATAATGTATCTACCTTAGTCGCATGCATATTCCACGAAGTAGGCATCTTAGTAGCTGGGAAAACCCAATCGTTTTCTCTTAATAACCAACGTTCACGCAAAATACTGTGTAGATGATCACCAATAGGAAAAGTATGATCTGAACCATTTTTGGTATCTCTAAAAGTTAAGGTACCATTTTTAATATCTACATCAGCCCACTTTAGACAACATGCCTCCTGTTTACGGCATCCCGTATACATGCACATCAATACGATATCCCGATGCGTGTTTGACCTAGCAGTATTTTCCAGATTTAACTCATCTTCATAATGAAGCACCGCATTGTAATATTTGTGAATGATGTCTTTATGGAGATGTCTATCCCTACTTGCTATTTTATTCCAACCTCTTGTTGCGGAAATAATGTCAACTGGATTACTTTTAAGGATCGGGTTCTCATCTGTTGAATAAAGAACATGAATATACTTCCATAAGGTACCTAAAAGAGATACAGCACCATTTGCTGACGACTCACTTACTTCTGATACCTCAATAAATCGATCCAATACTTCTTGCTTAGATATCTGGAAAAGCTTTTTATTGCCCCACCCCAAATATAAATCAAAGTACTTACGGTACTGCCTAATTGTTTTTGGTCTAAAGTCATTTCTATCAATATAAATTTGAAGGGCTTCATTCACTGTAATATCTAAAGGATTAGCAACATTCTTTAATTTGATAGGCTTTTCATATTCATTGTTTGAAATTTTCGCCAGAATCATCTGAGCTTTTGCTCGAGCATTTGTTGCAGGAATATCGGTAGTTTTGCCAATTGTCACTCGATAGAGTTCACCTTCATGCCTCCTTTCAACAATATAGGTTTTACTTTTATTAGTTACCCGAACTGCAAAACCGATTAGTTCTGCATCTCTATATATTTTTTGACCTTTTTCAGTTAATGGAATAGCATCAACAGTAGATTTGTTGAGTTTCAT